TCAATTGAGTTCTTGCGATTAACAAATCCAATAATTGCTCTGCATTATTAGCATCTGAATAATCTACTAAACCATCAAATGAAATCTCACCTGATTTTAAACCTGCAATTCCTTCCGACCAACCGGCTGAATCTTTTGTCGTAGCATCAGCCACATCCAAATTAACTGATAATGTACATGATGTGGTGTGTCCTACCACTGTGCCTTCAACCTTTAATAATAGATTGGTGCCGTTAAATACTCCTGCTGTTGCCATATTTGTTTAAATTTTATTGCTCTTTTTTTGTGTAAAAATAGAAAAATATCTTACACATTTTCCCAATTGATATTTATATTTTCCCAATTCGTAAAAACTAAATTCCATGGCAATCTCGGCTCCCAATAAACACGACCATCGATTACAATATCAAGTGAATATCTGACCACTGTTTCTGTTTCTGCAATTTCTTCTACAGCTGTTACATAGCCTCCACCAAAATAAAACATTCCGGCTGTTTGGAATACCCATTTAGTGTATTTTTTAGTAATCAGCAAATTGACAAATTGATCATAATTCATTGCATCACTATAATCCACTAATCCTTCCACCTTCATTGTTACAGATCGTTTACCTGCTATACATTCGGCCCATCCACCACTATTTTTATTTGTGGTGCTTGGTAAATCTAAATTCATTGATAATACTGCATTGGTGCTATGCCCTAAAGCTATATCCCCATTGTATACAATTACATTAGATCCATTATATAGTGGCATTTTCTTCTATTGGTGGCACCGGTGGTACCGGTTCCCATGGCAATGGCAATGTAATGATTGGTGGATTTATCAAATCCTCTATTTGCTTGGCTAAATTAATGTCTAATGCCGGCACATCCAATGATTCCTGTAACCATCCACAAACAATGTCGTATGTTAGATCTGCATAAGGTATGTAGGTACTGCCTTCCATTTGTGAATATGTTTGGCATCCGTAAACATCAGCCACAAATCCTTCAAATGTTGCATTTCTGCGCCAATGTACATACACTACAAAATCTGTTTCTCCTTCATAAGATGGAAAACATTGCATCTGGCTGATCACCCATTCATAGGATAAATCTGTGGTTTTAATTGCTCTAAAGTTCGACATCATCTATTGTTTCTATTTCTTTAAATTTAACCCCTGTAACCCATCCATTTAAAAATGGATAAATATCTAATCCCTCTGGATTGTTTACCACAATAGGATCAAAATTAAATTCTGATAAATTCAGATCCTTACTTTGTTGGTTTAATTTCTTTAATCCATCCTTTGAAAATGAATAACTACCCTTTTCATTTAGGATTAGGTTTCCATCTTTGTCTACTGATGCTGCATCTAAACGCAGTTCCTCTGCCTTTTCATTGTATTCATCCAAATGGACTTGTACTTTTTTAGAAATTAGGACTAATTTTTTTTGTCCTTTTGTTTTCCCATCTTTTGCATTATTGTTTAAAAAATGCACTAAAATGAATAATTCTGCATAACTTTTTTTAATTGTATTTATTGATTTGATTTATTGCAAAGGTAAATAAAATATTATCAAGAAAATTATAGTGCTATTTTAACATATCCTAAAGTATCCCTGTATAAATCCCCTGTTCCTAATCCTGCATCTGATGTGGGTATATTGGTAATTTTTACAGTTGTTTCAGAAATAGTCATTCTTATTACATAAGCACTTGTAGAACGATTATAAACTCCAAATGCTAATCCCGTTTGTGGAAATGCTGCTGAACCTTGTGATAATGTATAAATACAAGCATAATTAACATCAGTATTTGTATGATATCCTATACCTATTCCCCTATTTTCAGATGTATTATTTACAAATCTTGTTATAATTTTATATATAGATGATGGACTATAATTTGTACCATCTACACCTACTACAGTCATGGCATATCCGGATGTAGATGTGGTTCCTAAACCTAATCTACCTGATGAATCTAATCGCATTTTTTCACTTCCATTGTAATCAAAAATTAAATTATAGCCTGATGCTAATGGATCTGTATAAAATGCCCATTGCCCTGCACCGGTTCCTGTTGTAGAATTATATGCCCCCCCTAAAGCTATTGATGCATAAGAATTATTTGAATTTCTATTTAATCGTATATTTTCATTATAATTTGCACCTACTGAACTTGTTTGTACTATTAATGTGCCAATTATTGTTGTAGTAGAATTTAAGGCAGATAGTGGACTTGCTGTTCCTATTCCAACATTTGTTCCATTATCAAAAATTTGGCTATTTCCTAATGCTGTTGTTCCGGTAAATTTTGGGATATAATTTGTTGTACCTGATCCGGTAACACCACCTATTGCAGTTCCATTTACTCTATATGTTCCTGATATATTTACATCACCGGTAACATCTAATTTATATGTATTATTATCATTACCAACACCAATATTTCCTATACTTGAAATATTAAATCTTTTTATACCTGCAGTATATAAAGCTAAATTACTATTTGCTAAAATTCTTTGATCTATTGAACTTAAAGATAAAAATCTAAAATTCATTGATCCACTATTATTTAAATCTATAAAACTTCCACTACTATAATTATCAATTGTTAAAGCTGTAAACCCTGCTATTGTTGTTGGCGCAGTTGTTCCTATTCCAACATTAGTTCCATTATCATAAATTAAACTATTGCCTAAAGATGTGGATCCTGTAAATTTTGTAACATAATTTGTTGTACCTGATCCGGTAAATCCTGCAGTTGATGTTAATATATTCCCACTTGTATCAAATCCTAAATAACCTGCAATAGTTCCTGTAAATGCCGTAGCTGATGTGTACGCAGGTGCATTTAATCTGCCTGTTACCTGACCTTTTATGTAATTTATTAATGATCCTAAATCGGTATTTTTTGACATCTTATTTAGCTTTTAATAAAGTCTTTAATTTTAAATTATTTATTTCTATTAATAATAATAGTTTTAATATTATTCCAATATTCTATATAATTACTATCATTAGATGATAATAATAAATCATTTATATTTTTTATAGCAATATCTGTCCAATCTATATTTGGATATATATCATTAAATTTTTTAATTAATTCATTTGCTCTTTCTTGATATATCATAATTTAATTTTAAGCATAAATGGGTAAATAATATAAATTTCCGTTTATAAATGTAGGTAAAAATGCACCTGTATTTATTTTACTTAAACCATAAGTACATACAACCGATATTATTCCATTTATTTGCAAAGGATATCCATTGTTAGATGTAGTTCCTATTAAAATTTTTCCATCAGCTGTTATGCGCATCCTTTCTGTAGTATTTGTATAAAATAATATAGGAGAGTTAGTTGCTGTATAAATATAAGCCTCTGTAGCATTTATTCCAAAATAAGCACTTACAGCTGTATTTACTAAATTTGTTGCAACATCAGCACTATTTAACGTATTTTCAAATTTGACAAAATTTTGTCCTGCTTTTGCAACATGTAATTTAAATGATGTTGTACTAACACCTATAGCCACATCACCTGCAGCTGTTATGCGCATTTTTTCACCACCATCAATGGCCATTACAATAGGGGAACTTGCACTTTGACTTGTAATATAACCATAACTTCCTGCAACATATCCTATTCCTATTCCATACCCTACTGCATCATTAGTTCTAAAAATTGTATTTGTACCTGTTAAACTTGAACCCGCTGTAACTGTACTTGTAAAAGTAGCTGCGCCTGTTGATAATATTGATAAATGATTTGTTGCAGCAGCGCCACCTAAATAAACACCTCCACCATTTGCATAAATTGCAGTAAAACCACTTGCAGCTGTATTAGTTATTGTAGTTGATGTTGTAAAATTTATAGCACCAATACCACCATCAAATGTGGCTGCCCCTGTAGATCTTAATGTACCTGTTATATCTAATTTATATGCAGGACTTGCAGTACCTATTCCAACATTTGTTCCATTATCAAAAATTAAACTATTGCTAACCGTAGATGTGCCTGTCCATTTAGTTAAATAATTGGTAGTACCGGTACCCGAAATGCCTGCTGTAAATGTGGCTGTGTAATTAACTACATCCACAATATCATTTAAAACTGCACCGGTTCCTAAAACTACTGTGCTTGAATTTGTAGCCGTAAAATCCACTGTGCTTAATCTTGCACCGTTTATAAATACATCAATCAATCCAACGGTATATCCACCTGATATTGTAAATGTTGTCTGTCCAGATGTAGCAGTGAATGTGCTTACATTTCTAACTGCTGATGATCCGGCACTATAATTAGGTACATTTAATGTAGATCCTACCAATGTTGCCGGCCCACTTGTTCCTGTTGTAGTTAATGTGGATATTCCTGCTGCAATTGTCCATGATCGATCAGCTGTTAAATCATAGGTAGTTCCGTTAATTGTTAATGTTCTGGCATTTGTTACCGGTGTAAACCCTAATGCCGTAGTTACATTTAGACTTGTTAATGATAATGTGCCACCTAATGTCAATGATCCGGTGGTAGTTACGGTGCCTGTCAATGTCAAACCACTTACGGTACCTGCACCACTTACACTTGTAACAGTTCCTGTTGTATTGGATTTATTGTTAAATGTTGTCCAATCTGTACTACTTAAATAACCATTTGTGGATCCTGATGCCTGACTAATTGAAATTACATTTGTCGTAATGCTTAATGGTGCCGTAGCGCTTGTAATCCTATTTAAATAAGAAATATCCCAATTTGTGGTGTCTGTTGTTGTTGGAATCTCAAATCCTGCTGTCAAACTAATAACACCTGTAGTATTAGTATATGTTAAACCAAATGCAGTACATGAAATTGCAGTCAATGGTATAAAGCTATTTGGATTACTTGCCAAATAATATAAATTACTATCCACCGATCCATC